TTTTTTGCATTCAACGAATAGAATCATTGATTCTGATGGTTTACACGATTGGGCTCCTTCGTGATTTAAAACTTCTTCTTTTGTTGTGAATGCTCCATCTGCTGGGTTGTAATCAACTGCCATGATTACAGTACCTAATGCAGCGTTTCCTGCATTTACGATTGATGCTGAAGATGTTGTTTTGAATTCGAAAATTAATCCTCTTGGAACCCATTGTTCAAAACATTGAGCAACTTTTGCTAACCATGGAAATGGTCCATTGTTTATACTTGGTCCATTTACTCTTAATCCAGGATTAAGAGCGAATCTGTTTGCTTGTAATGTCAGAGGTTCATTTGAATTGATATCTTTGATGTATTCTCTGTGTCTAACAATGAATGCTCCAGAACGAGAGTTTCTTACTCTGGGGGGATCAGTTCCTTTTGCCATGACAAGGGCAGAAGATCTACCACCTCCATAGGTGGTTTTGGCTAGTCCTCTGACTCCTCCTTTTGCGAATTTGCTTTTTCCGGTGTAAGCTTTGTAAGCTCCTCTGCCAGTCAGAGTTTTTACAAATGATGTTCTGTTGTAAACACGACGTTTTCTTCCGCCAGCAGTTCTAACGTAGTGATATCCGCGAGCACGAGGCATGACTTGTTGCGTTCTGGCGGTAAAAATTTTTTATGTATTAAAAAAAATTACTAAGAATGACACATTTTCCTCCACCATTATATACTCCCGAAAATAAAACTTACTGGGATACCTGGTGGATGCAAGACATTAGAAATAAACCGATGAAGGAGGATTCTAAAGAATCTGAAAAGATGGAAGGTGTCAATACTAGACCAAGGGGTCGTTCTCCTTTTAAGAAACCGCGTCATCTTCCTCCTGTTGCTAAGAAAGTTCTTCAAGATGCTGGTGCAATGATTGACATTTGCTCTGATACTGCATCTGAAGATTCTTTTCATTCTGAAGACGAGTCTTTTGGACCTGTTTCTGAAGAAGAGTTCCGGGAAGTGATCTCTAGCTTTGCTATTGAGAATGGTATTTCAGCTACCAAAGCTCTTTTTACGCTTACACTTTCTAAGCTTCATCCACAAAAGAAGCAAAGAACGACTTAATGCGCTTTCCAAATCCAGAAGCAAAGCGTGTACAAGTTTTGTTTGATTTCAATAAATGCTTTTGCAGCAAAGCAGAAAAGGGGACAGGGCTCACTCATGCAAATTATAAATGTTGTTATTGTTTGGACTTCTTTGAAGCCCATTACAAAAATACAAACTTCTTTTCTTCTTGGTATTTTTTCGGATATTTTTTATCGGGCCAAGCTTGTCCGTTAGGAAACCAAGCTTGATGTCGCAAGGATATGAACCACCTGTTCCTGGTGAATCTCGTCAAGAGGCTAATGCTAGACGTGATCGAAATTATCAACGTCAGCTTTCTCGTGATCGTGCTGTTCGCGGTACTATGTATCAACGAGGTCAATATGAATCTCGTCCAGTCCAATTTTCTGATCAACAGCTTGCTCGTTTTACACGTCAAGCAAAAGCTCAAGCACGTTTAGCAGAAGAAAGGAGACAATATGCTTTTGAAAAAGCTATGGAAGCTGATAAAGCTCGTAAAGAAGCACAAAAAGCAACTGGTGAAACAGGATACATGGTTTTTACCGATACTGGTAAATATAAAGAAATGGTTGATGGTTCTCTTGTTCCTGTTCAACAAATTTATCCGCGTTCTGCTATTGCAGGACCTACTCCTAAAAAGAGCTATGCTCCTCGTCCTCCTCCAGATATTTATCGTTATAAATATTTAATGCATTTCAACAAATATGATGCGATGTCTGGTAGTCAAATTCATGATCTTCGACGTTCTCGTGGAAAAAGAATTGAAGAAAGTCCACCAAGGACTTCAGCTTATGCCAGTCGAGCTGGTATACGTAAATTGGATGCTCGTCGTAGATTAGCTATTACTAAAGCTAAACGTTTATCAATTAAGGCAGAGCCTAAAACAAAATGGACTGTGGTTCCAGTTGATAAATCTTATGGTTCAACTGGTTATTATAAAGCTCCATATGCCTCTAAAACTGCTATTTCAAATCGTCGTAAGACTGCTGAAATGATTTTATCTTATAATCGAATGGTTGATTCGAAACCTTATTCAGATCCTGCAAGAATTGCACGTCGTAAAGAAATAGCAAAACAAAGATTAGCCTTTCATACTAATCGTAGATTACAAACATTACTTCATCCTGTTTGCCCTTGTGGTAAATCTGGATGTTTGTGTTCTACTCCTAAATAAAAAAATTGTTTATTAAACAACTGGAGGAGAACGTTCTCCACCTGTTCTTGCAATTCTTGCAATTTTTCTCCGATTAATGATTTCTTGATCGGTAAAGTATTTTGCGTCTTCAAACGTCGCAAATTGGGAACTTACCTCATGTTCCCACCAATACCAATTATCCTTTTCTTCCATATGTGCGACAAGCTCTTGAACATTGTAGGTTGCATCTCCTAAACCCAATTGTTCAATTAACCAATACATTTTGCAACAATCAGCGAGAAATGACATTGCATATTTCGCTGGTTCAAGCATTGTTGCTGTTAACAAACTAGCTTTTGTTTTTTCATTCATATAATGAAAAGATCGTTTCATGGTTCACAATTCTCGGTTAATGTTAAATATTACTGTTAACCTTTGCTCTTAAAATTCTGCCACTTAAAAATTTTTAATTGTGGCAAGATTTTTCGCACGTGTGTGAAAAATCGCACGTGGCCTTAGTCTGTTTTTCCCTAAGGCCACGTCGAACACTGGAACACTTGACAATGGATCGACTTTCAATTCTAGAGCACGATGAAGATTAAAAAATTATGGTCATCGTAAGCCATTAGCGTACGATCCGCTATTGAAAGTCGACTTGATGGCTCAATCTTGTGTGTGCCGGGGTGCCCCGTAAATTAAAGTCGGGGCAGTTCGTAGAAGGGGTTATGGCTAAGCAGTCTACTGCGTCTAAACAACCCATATTGATAAATTGGGTTTTTCGCTGTAATGCGGAATATCTTGGCACTTCTGAAAGAAGACGTACTAAAGAGGGTGACGCTCTTATGGGACTCCTAATTGATCATTGTAAAGCTGTTACTTTTCAATTGGAGTCTGCTCCTACTACTGGATATCTTCATTTTCAAGGTGCCTTTCAGCTTTTGAATAAAAAGCGCAAATTCTGGATACTTAAGAATATATTCGAATTTGAGTATTTGGCACCAATGAAGGGTTCTTGCCAACAAGCATTTGGCTATGCTTCTAAAGCGGATACGCGTATTCTTGGTCCTTGGGTTCATGGCGATTTCTCAGAAAAATCAAAACCAAATGAATTTGCTGAATATGTTTCAGCAATAAAGAACGGATCTTCGAACGTTCAGCTATGGTGTGATTTTCCTTCAATGCGGGCCCGATACCCTCATGTTTTGGTTGACTATTGGAAATGTCATAAACCAATTCGGACAGATGATCTCGAAGTCTATGTTCTATTTGGAAAAGCTGGTACTGGCAAGACGAGAGCTGTTAAGGATATGTATCCTGATGCTTATGTTGTACCGTACGCTAGACAAGGTCTTTGGTTAACCGATGATGCTCTCGGTGCAAAAGTAGTTGTCTTGGAAGATTTTGATGGTAATCTTCCTTTAAAACAATTCAACCGTATTATTGATCGTTATCCAGAACAGGTTGAATCTAAATTTGGACATATTTGGTGGTGTCCTATTATTATATTTCTTACTACCAATACTCCTGTTGGTAGTTGGTATCCTGATGATGGTAGACAGGATACTAAAGAGCAAATTGCTCGTCGTATTAATTGGTGTTTTGATTTTAATACTCCTGAAGGAATAGCTATGACTGAGGGTATTACTGTACAACAATTAAATGAGCGTTATCCAATTGGAGAAAAACGCTCTTATCCTATTTTTGAATATTCTTCCGAACGTGAATATAAAAAACTTAAACTCACTATGTTGAGTGAACAATTAAAATTCTACCGACGGGAGAACGAACAACATCATTTCGACGGTCAATAAATTTATTAACTTGAATCATCATTCATTTTAATAACGAATGCATCCATTCCAGGATAAACTGCAGTAGTGGGGTTTGCAAATGGAAAAATTACTATGCAGCTTCCTCCTTGGTGTGGTACTGTAACATCTTGTCGTGCTTCAACCATTAATGTGAGAACATTAAATCGATGTACTCCTGCATTTGTTCTTCCATTTATTGAATCTTGACTTGTACTTCCAAGGAATCCTTCAATTTCTGTCATCCAGATTCCTCCACTTGCCAAATGTTGCGAATCTAAAACAGTTCCGCCTGTATCTGCCCAAAATATAAATAGGAATCTATCTCCAATTTTTGTTCCTACTGGAGCATACCATGCACCATTAAATGATCCTGATACTCCAGGTTCGACCCACCATTCTCCTCCTAGGGTTTTTCTTCCTGGGTCTACACCTGTTGTATCTATTTTTCCTAATGTATCACCAAGTGGTTGAATGTTTCCAGCATCAACATCTCCAATATCATCTTGTGTGATATGATCAATTCCACCTCCTCCTTCTATATCTGTAATTTGTCCTAACTTTGGTTTTCTGAATTCTATTTCATAAGAACACCAAAGTTCACCAATTACTCCGGTATTTGCTTGTTGTCCATAAGAAGCAATTTGGAAAATTCCTAGATCTGAAAATCTAATATCTGTTCCTGATGGATTATTTCCAGTTCTTACGTTATATGTATCTAAAGGATTTTGTCCTTTTTTGCATTCAACGAATAGAATCATTGATTCTGATGGTTTACACGATTGGGCTCCTTCGTGATTTAAAACTTCTTCTTTTGTTGTGAATGCTCCATCTGCTGGGTTGTAATCAACTGCC